TGACTGACAAGCGGAATGCAAGAAAGGCGACAAAGGCGTTAACCATGGTGTTGAAAATGGAGGTCTCAGGTGAACCCGAAGCACGGGAAAACTCAGTGGTATATTTAGTGTCAAAACTCCCATAACCCTTAAGGCAGTATTGACTCCTGTGCAAATCTAGTAATTCCTGGTGATAGTCCTGTCGGAAAGCGCGCAATAAAATAATTCTCTCGAAATGGCGCATCATGTTGGACCCGTGGCCATCAAATTTGCTAAAATCGCTATTCACAGCAGTCTGCGCAGAAGATAAAAGTTCAGCAATTCGCTCGGCAATTGAGCGTGGTGTCTTAGAGAAAGCATACCAGGGTTGCTTCTTAAGTACCACTTCAAAAGCATAGATATAGCGACTATATTCCAATTTATCCATTGGGTTAATAATGGAGATGGCACGAGGTGGCTTAACATTAGGATAAGCCTCAGCTTTCATAAACATTTGAACAATGCGCTTGGCAACAGTGCCATGCGCACGAGCAAACGTTAAACGTTGAGTTGGTTTGGATTGGCGCTGATACACCTCGTCGTGGTCGGTGGGAACTAGTAAGTGGGGTTCAGGGATGAGCATACAAGCAAATTCATCCATAGCGCGAGCAAGTGTACCGGTTAAGGGCAGTTCGGGAGGGCGAACATCAAGGACACGGTTCTGGACACATTGCTCTTCATTAGAAGGGGTTTTAGCGGGTGCAAAGGCTCCATGCAAGAGAGGGGACATGAAAGCCTGGAGAGAAACCTTAGCTGTAGGGTCAAATTTAGATGGTTGATACTGGTAAGACCTTACAGCAAGGGAGACCGGACAAACAACTTGAGGTTTTGATACGACCTTAGAACGGTGATACTCAAGTAGTGGCAAGGCTTGGTCACGGTCAGGGACATACGCCATGACTTGGGGTAAAGTCAATGGATACTGTGAAGTACGTGAAACTGTAGCGATGAGATCGTCAGCTTGCGCAGTCACAGTGGATGAGGCGTACGAATTTGGTTTGCCAGTAGAAACCATCATCCCATCAGTGGAAGACGACAGTAACCTGGTATAACCATGGTGGACGACTGAAAGTCGTTCAAGTGTCCGACCAGAAATCATTTGGCAGTAGAGTTCGGCGCCATCTGATTCCCACAA